AACGTGTCGGGGGGAAGCCACTCGGAAATTGGTGGGAACATTGCCATCTGTAATTTATTCGTCATCCGCTACTTCACTACCAATTGCTGCATAACCCGCAATGTCCACCCAACTGTCTTCATCGTTTCCATAGACGAGTCGCGCTAGTTTAAGCCATATCAAGGCTTTAACAACCTGTGAAGGTGTAACATCCTGTTCAAAAATGACGGACCATCCAGCGGCAATTCGTTGATGGTTCGTGAGCGGCGGCCCGTATTTCTCGGACCTTGAGCCAAAAATTAATTTAAACGCCGTTTGCAGAACTTTTCCGCGTTTCATATCTCGAAGCTCCGGTATGTGTTTTCCGGTTCTACGATGTAGAGTTTCTGTCGCGTTCGCGTTACGCCGACATAAAATACGCGGTTGAGATTGTCCGGTTCGATTTGACGTTCGTTGTCCGCAGCCGCAGTAAGGTCAGTCATCAAGACGACGTTGTCGGCTTCGCCGCCCTTTGCGCCGTGGATCGTGGACACTGTGATACGGGGCGGGGCATTGAACTTCTCTCCTCTACGGAGGAGGGCAACTATGTAGGCCCTTTCAGCGTCAGGAATTTTATCCAGGGCCTCGTGCCAGATCATATCTCCGCAAGCCAGAAGCCCGTGGTCTTGTTGCAGCGACGGCAGCGTAAAGAGGGCCTCCTCATCCGCTTGAATCTTCTTGAAGCCCCGCTCTACGCGAATGCCAGAGGACATGAGGCCGTACATGGTCTTGGCCGCATCCAGAGCGATGCTTTTTCCCTTCCGCAATTGCTCCCATGCGTTGACGGCGGTCGATAGTTTTGGATTAATGGAAGAGCGGCCCTGTTTGTCGAACAAGAACCCTCCCGATTTTAGCTCGTAATGGCTTGGGTACAGCATGTACCTCGCCTGCGCGAGGATCAGCCATGAGCCTTCTGACATATCAACGTCGTTGACGTCCCTGATACGGCGCACAAGACCCGCTTCTTTTCGTGGCCGATAGACCTTCGGGTACCGCTTATGTATCCGGGTTGCGATGTTCATGGCCACCTCGTGAACGGAAGCTGGGATCCGATACGACTGCTCAAGTGTCTCGCTGCCGCCGGGGAGACCAATGAAGGAGTCCACGTCGGCTCCGGCCCATTTGTAGATGGCCTGATCATCGTCGCCAGCGCAGTACATGCGTTGAGACTTGCTGTCCAGAAGGTGAGCAATGTCCCACTGTAGCGGGGTCAGGTCCTGCGCCTCATCCAGGAAGCATAATTCAAACTCCGGGCAGGCTGTTGGGGCGTAATCCAGGAAACTCACCAGCATGTCCGTGAAGTCATAAAGGCCGTTCACCTTTTTGTATTCGTTATATGCTCGTGTGATATAGTCAACTTCTTCCCAACTGTGGCTCAGAGTGTGGTTTCGGTTGTACTCTTCACGCAAGGGCACCTTCTTCGTAGTAGCCAAGGCCAGCAATTGCAAAACAGGGTGATCCGGCTTGTACGCCTCTTCTCCTTCTTCGGCGGTGCCAGTGACATCTATCCCAACCCGGTTGGCGAACTCCTTTAGATCAGACGACTTTAAGATTTGCTCTGTTCGAAGGCCAAGAACCCTCAGTGCCAGGGAGTGGATGGTACGAAAATAAGGGAGTTCTTTCTGGGGGTCCAGGTTGAATCTCGCGGCGGCGCGATCTCTAGCCTCATAGGCGGCTTTTCTGGTAAACGCCAGAAAGGCAATCCTCTCAGGAGGGACGCCCTTTTCCAGAGCGTTATCCACCATGTTCAGAAGAGTTGTGGTCTTCCCCGTTCCTGGCGGTCCAAATACTCTGAACATTAGAACGGCGGCTCGGCGGTGTCGCCAAAGTCTGGCGTGGGGACCTCTACCTCAACAATGCTGTAGGCGGGGATGCTCCATACGCGGGTGGGTTTGTTCTTGATCCTGATTTGCTCGGGCTCTCCTCCTATGTCACGCAAACGTTGGCTGATGACGTTGGCCTTGTATTCGAAAAAACGATTTTTCCGCAAGTGGCCCCCGAAGTCCTTTAAGCGGAAGAAAGTTCTTTTTTTCTCTTCATCTGTCCAGGGGCGGCGCAAAAGGATTTCTTCCTTGTCGTTGGCCGTCTGCATCGAAGTACAAAACTCCTCCAGCAGGTCGTAGAACTGGCCGTTGACGGAGCTATCTTTTGACACCTCTATGATGCTGCCCTCCATTGTGATCATCTCCGATAGAAGGGCGTTCATTCGAGCCTCCCAAACAGGTTTCGCGGCAGTCTCCGGGAAGAAATTAATCTGCTCCACGCAGGCTTTTTGAAATGCGTTCTGGTTCATCAGGGCGTCAGTGTCAAGCTCAACGGGAACACCATTGACGTCCAGAAACCAGACGGGAGGGTCAGAATTGTATTTGCGAAGATTAGCCACGGTTGCCGTCAAGCCCCCGCCAATACCGTGCCTTTTTGTTCGGCAAACATCACGGTTACAGTGCGAAACGACAGGCATGTCCCTGCACTTATAGGTGTAATCTTTGCGGCGCAGTTGGCTGGCAACAACATTGACCTCATTGAGGGGCAGGGGAGGCCCCATGTACTGCATGTTAAAGGTCATTATCTGGGTTTCCCAATCGTCCGGAAAAGCTTTCCGGAGATAGACCCCAAGATTGAACAGCCCGTTGTTCCTTGTCCCTTCCGGAAACCCCTGATTACACAAATACTGGAGGCACGGCGGGCCATCCGCCAAACTTTCCGTTTCCTCTTCCAGGGACAACGCAACGATCTGTTCCGGCGTCTGAACCCGTTCCTTGTGCAATTCAAAGAATTGTTCAAGCGTTGCTGCCGTGCCGTCATCCCTGAAGGCGTAGCGCAGCCCTTCTTCGGCATCGAAATAGGGCACTGTCAGGTAATTGCCGGTGTCGTTGGCATGAAGCTTGATTTGTTTCGGGAAAATCTCTGTGTCGGCGCTGTATCCCAGCGCGGCTCTTAACCGTGTCAGAGTGTCCCGCATTTCCCGCGCTGGCATCCACTCTGATGAAAACAGGGACAGGTGCGCTCCACCAGATTTAGACCGGAAGCAAATGAAGGGGAGCTTGTGCCGGTTGATTTTCTCGACAAGGGCTTTGTGGTCTGTGGGGTAGACGTCAACATCGATAGCCCCCCACAGACAATTATTGTCTCGGTTGATGGGGATGATCCCCAGGGCCTCTCCTTGACCGGCGAGGTGCCGGTCCCAATGAGCCGTGGTCCGTGGTTCGTGGTGAACCATGGCTGAACCAACGTTCTTGCCGTTGGCTTGTTTTTTCTCGACGGCGTAGGTGCCATAGGCGTCGGCTAACCCATCAAAGATTGCCGCGAATTTTTCGCTGTTGGACATAGCCTCCCCCTTAAAAGGGGTGGCGGGGGCAAGCCCCGCCACTCCTGGTTAAAACGGGACGCTATCATCCAGACTGGTCTCGGCCCCTGCATCCTGCTGATGCTTCACCTGGACCTGACCACTATCGACGCTTTCTCCAAAGGTCTTGGCCGCGTGATACAAGTTGATATCCTTGACCTGTCCTTCCAGAGCAATTTCCCAGCCGTGCCAAGACCCCTTGGCGTTTTCCTGGCCGACAGTTGTCAGCCGGTAAACGTGAGAGAACATTGGCGGCGTGAAGGGTACACCGTTCTTGCCTTGCATCTGTCGCGACAGGACCATCGACATCCACTTCCGGCTTTTTTTAAGCTGTGTGGACTTCATTGCCACGAGTGCCCGCTCGGACCCTTCTTTAGACAAAAGAAGGACGTAATGTTGCGCGGTCTGTTCGATGTAATCGCCCGTACCGCCAATCACGTAGTCCTTGTTGTCCTCTGCGGACCGCTCTGTCGTTGGGCGCGTTTCGCTGGGCCCAAAAATGCCTAGTGGAGCGCCGGAGCCGCCCCCGCGTGGAGCCCACTGGATGAACCGTTTCTGGAAAGCGCAAGGAATCACAAGTACGCCTTCCTTTCCCGGATAAGCTTGGCCAGTGACGGTATTGTAAATGTCCCCGACCTTTGCCGTCTCAAGATCGTCCAAGATCGGGTCCTGGCGAGAAAGCACTTTGAGGAACGGCAGCGCCAGATCGTCGGATGTCACGTTTTCCATTCCGAGACCGGCGTCGGCCTCGAACATGGATTCGTCAAGCACGGCAACGGCGGTGCCGTTGCCTTTTTTCTTCGCTGGTGTTTTTGCCATGATTAACGACTCCTCTTGATTACGGCCCGTTGGCCGACAAATGCCCCAAACAGATCCATGGGGAAAGAATCCCCACCTTCCATTCGCTCTCTTACCCAACCCTTCAACGTGCTGGGATGAACGCCCGTCTTCTGTTCCGGCAGCAGGCCGTACCCCTCCAGGATTTTCATAAAGTGGTCCGCCTTTTGATCTTCGCCGCGACCAAAAACAATGGACAGTGTGTTCTTGATGATGTCATCGAACCCGTTGTCGCGCAGCCACAAGTAGGCTGCATCGCGGTTGGCGAGAGAAATGTGCCCGCCGTAAAGGTCCTTGACCGTGACCCGTGACCCGTCATCTAGTTCAAAGGAATTGATGCCCAGTTCGGCCATCATCGACGGTAAGTCCTCCTCGGACTGCCGCCGCAACTGCTCCTTCTTTTCTTTGAGCAGCGACTCGAGGTCATCAATCTCGGTTTCCTTGTTCCGAATGGCGCGAGCAAGCTCGGCCATACTTCTCATTTTCTGGGAGTTCTGGGGGTCTAAGTTATCCAGCTTATCGTCAGATGCTGAGTCTGTTTCCATCTCAGACAAGATATCGTCATTATCCATGTTTTCTTCTCCGTGATCCATGGTTCGTGATCCAAGGGCTTTTGGCCCTTTACAATGATGCGATATTATCGTATACGTGCATAATGTCAAGGAGAAATGTTCAATGACCTATGTTTTTAAAACAGAGCCCTATGAACACCAGCGGCTGGTCTTCAATGAGTCCTGGAGGGAGCCTTTTCACGGGTGGTTCCTGGAGATGGGAACCGGCAAGACCAAGGTCGCGTTGGATAATGCTGCGGCGCTGTTCGAAGAAGGTGAAATCGACTCGGTTCTTATTGTTGCGCCGAAGGGCGTGTACGATAACTGGGTGCAAAGAGAGATCCCGGCACATTTGCCTGATCGAATCGACACCTTGATGGTGCGGTGGCAAGCCAACATCACGAAGAAGTTTCTTGAGCAGATGACGGAACTGGTGCGGCGCACGGATTCTCGCCTTCGTGTTTTGGTTATGAACGTTGAGGCTCTTTCCACGAAGAAGGGAGCCACGGCAGCGTTCCTGTTTCTCGAAAACCATCCCGATAATCTGGTGATCGTGGACGAGAGCACGACCATCAAGAACCGCAAGGCCGCGCGGACCTCAAACATCATCAAGTGCGGGCGGCTGGCCAAGTACCGTCGCATTTTGACCGGCTCGCCCATCACGAAGTCGCCAATGGATCTGTTCAGCCAGTGCGAGTTCCTGGACCGCGAGGCGTTGGGGCACAAAAGTTACTACGGGTTCCAGGCCCGATACGCGGTAATCCAGAGGCGCACTTTAGGGCGGCATTCTTTTCAGGAGATCAAGGGCTATCGTCGTTTGGATGAACTGGGGGAGAAACTGGGCACGTTCTCGCACCGCATCCTGAAGGAGGAGTGCCTGGATCTTCCCGACAAGATCTATGTCAGACGCAACGTTCAGCTAACAGATGAGCAAAAGCGCGTCTACAAGGAGATGAAGAAGTTTGCGCTGGCGCAAATTGACGCGGGGGAACTGGCGACTACAACGTCCGTTTTGACGCAGATCATGCGACTACAACAAATTGTCTGTGGGTTTTTGCCCTCGGATGAAGGCGGGATTAAGCCCCTTCCAAGCAACCGGTTGACAGAACTTTTGGACACGGTTGAAGAAATTCAAGGCAAGGCGATAATCTGGGCGGCGTGGGTCCACAACGTCCAAGAAATCACTGATGCTTTGCGCCGCCGGTTCGGGCCCGAATCGGCGGCATCCTTTTATGGCGAGACGCCACAAGATGAGCGACAGCATACCGTCGATCTTTTCCAAGATCAAACGTCGCCGCTCCGGTTTTTCGTGGGGACGCCCAAGACGGGAGGCTACGGCCTGACCCTGACCGCCGCGAATACCGTGATATATCACGCTAATTCCTATGACCTTGAAACGCGCCTGCAATCTGAAGACAGGGCTCACCGTATCGGGCAGGAAAAATCCGTGACGTATATTGACCTAGTTGCGGAGGGTACCATCGATGAGAAAATCCTCGACGCCTTACAGGCCAAGGTTAACATTGCTAGCGACGTGCTTGGAGAAGAGACCAGGAAATGGTTCAGCTAGCCCAGCCCTTTTTGATACCCGGTATCACGATGATAGCGTAAGACTTCTTTGCGGTTGCCTTCGCTCTTTGTCGAGCAGTGGATCCAGCCGCTGTTCTTGTCGTCGTCGGTGTAGCCTTCAAGAATAAGCTGGTCAAAATCCAGGTTGTCCCTGACCCAGGACGCAACGAGGTGATTGTCTACCCCAGGCAACTCAAAATCCGCCGCCTCGCCCTTGGCGTGTTGGCTCTTTTTGCTTGAACCAATCGCCTCACACAACTGCGGGCTCCTGTATCCGGAGCTAGGCGAAAAGGCTATCCCGAAATGCGCTCGCACAGGTTCCAGAATCGTTGTGCAAAGTCGCTCCAACGCAGGAAAGTGGTGCGGCTCCGGCTCGTTGTGGATGCCCATCCGAATGGCGGTGGAGCTTTTTGTCAGTTCCGCCAGGGTGAAATGCGGCGACAGGTTGTACGTCATAGCAAAGCGATCAAGGCTACGATGCCGATAAACACGATGGGAACAAGCGTCATAATGGCGAGGTTGATTAGTATGGGTTCCATGGGGTACCTCCTTTATAGAGAGGCTAACATAGTCCCATACTTCTTGTTATGCAAGGCTCCCAATACCTTGGGTGGCG